ATGACAATGGCAGAATTGTATGCAGCACTGGAAAAGCTCGACGGCGGTGCGGCGATGGTGGAGACCATTAAAGCGGAAGTCGGGAAATTGAACGGCGAGTCTAAAGAGCAGCGAGAAGCCAAAGAAAAGGCTGAAGCTTTGGTTAAGACGTTAACCGAAGCCAAGGACACGTTGGCCAATCAAATTGCAGAACTTCAAAAGCCGGGAGCAGGAGAGCAAACGGCAGAATATAAGACTCTTCTGAAGAAATTCGATGACCTTTCCAAATCGTTCGAGACCGAAAAGGCTGCAAGGCAAGAAGCCGAGCAAAAACGAATCCAAACAGACATCATGGCACAGACGGTCGATGCGTTAACGAAACATAACGCAATGGATCCGAAAGAGTTCGCCAAGCTTATTGTTGGCGGCATTGAAGTCGGCGATGATGGCAAGTACGGATTCAAAAAAGAAGACGGCACTGTCGGGACGATTGAAGACGCAGCCACTACATGGCTTAAGGGTAAGCCTTGGGCGGTAAAGGATAACCAAAACGGCGGCAGCGGACAAGGAAGCTCCGGGCAGAATGCCGGCAATGATGTAAAAGCACAGTTTGAAGCGGCACTGGGGATATCTCAGGCAACGAAAGGAGATTAAATAATGGCGATTAATACGTTAGAATGTGCAAAAATTTTCCAAGACGGGCTTGACGCACAAATGCTCGCAACAGCAACATCGGCTTGGATGGAAGCAAACGCAACACAGGTAATTTATAACGGTGGCGATGAAGTAAAAATGCCCGAAATTTCGACGGCAGGACTTGCAACATACGACCGTGATAGCGGCTTTGTACAGGGTGCAGTCACGCTGAAATTCGGTACTTATAAGCTTACGCAGGACCGTGGCAGAAGCTTTTCGCTCGACGCAATGTCCGTTGATGAAACGAATTTTGTGGCTTCTTCGGGCAATGTTATGGGTGAGTTCCAGCGTTTACAGGTTGTTCCTGAAGTAGACGCATATCGTTATAGCCGTATTGCGGCGTTGGCTAAAGCGGCAAGCCAAGAAAAGGCAACGTTTACGCCGACGGCTGATAATATCCTGGCACAGCTCGATGATGATATTACGGCAGTACAGGATATTGTAGGCGATGACGAACCGCTTGTTATTGTCATGAATCGTAAGGTACGCACGATTCTTAACAATGCGAAAGGCATTCAGAAGTTTATTGATACGGGCGACTTTACAGCCGGTACGGTAACGACAAAAGTGCGGACGTACAATGAAATTCCTATCATTGGCGTACCGTCTGCTCGCATGAAGACACAGTACGTATTCAACAACGGCACGACAAGCGGACAGGAAGCAGGCGGCTTTAAGGCTGATACACAGGCGAAGGATATTAACTGGATTGTCATTGCCCAGCGTGCGCCGATTGCAGTATCTAAAACGGACAAGGTCCGTATCTTCACTCCGGACGAAAACCAAAAGGCAGATGCTTGGAAGCTTGATTACAGAAAATTCCATGACCTGTGGATTCCGAGCAACAAGCTTAAGGGCGTATTCGTTAATACCGGAGCATAAGGAGGTACCGTATGAACACTCGAGTAACTCGGCTTAACGAAGTTCAGTACGCTGATTCTGAATACCGTCTTCAGCAATTAATGGCTGAAGGTTTTGTGGCGGACGAACAGACAGAAGAAACGGAGCCGGTCGAAGAAAAGCCGAAAAAGACAAAGGCGAAGAAGGCTGAAGCCGTAGAACAACCGGCTGAAGAAACAGAACAGGTAGGCGAGTAGTATGGGCGTCAGTCGGGATGTGTTCGATAAGAGAATACGACAGGCCGTAAAGGCCTCGGCCATTGAAGTCCAGGATGAAGCACAAACGCATCATAATTACACGTCAAGAACAGGTAATTTGACTCGGTCTATTGACATGCGAATGCTAACGGATAAGAGCGCCGTTGTATGTCTTGATGAGGGCTTGGCCGATTATGGGCCGTTTGTACATGAAGGCACACGGCCGCACATGATACGGCCTAAGAATCGTAAGGCCTTAAGATGGGTCCCGACTGGCGGCAACTCGTTTTTGTTCGCAAAAAACGTTCTTCATCCCGGTAATCGCATGGATCCGTTCTTGTATAGAGCGCTAGATACGAAAAGGCCGGACATCATTAAGCTATTCGGTCAGTACACAAAGCTTGCTACCAAAGACATATGTGATGCCATTGAACAAAAGTATAGTAATGGCCAAGCATGTGAGATTGAATTCAAATTTTAAAGGGAGTGAATGCACATGTTATATGACTTGGCCGAAATGACATTTTCTGACGAACTTCTCGGAAAGAATGTTAGTCGTGACGACCTTGCCATTGCCGAAAAGTGGCTGTATTTGTTCGCGCAGCGTCTTGGAGTTGAGCAAGCAAAGGTTATCCGTAGCTTTGTGGCTGATGAACTTGTAACGCTGTATACGTATCGTGAGACCTGTGTGCGAAAGGCATACAGTTTGCCCGGAGCTTATGGGCGTGGCGGCGAAACGGACGACTTTTACGGCAAGAAGCTTGCATATATCCAGGGACGAATAAAGGAGCTTGAAGGCTCGATTACACCCGAAGACCTTACAGGTGACCCGACACAGTATTCCGGTTATCGGTCGTGTGAAATCTTCAGGGGGTAGCTGATATGATAATGTGGTTTGAGCTTTTAAAGCGGATTCAGGATGTTCTTATGGCGTGTAAAGTATCCGCACCTGTACAGCTTGGTGCGGTTATACCGCAGCATGCTGCCGTCGACGAAATCGGCAAAATCATGCTTGTTCGAGGATCCGAAACAGCAAACGATGAAAGTATCGAAAATGAGCTTCTCGTTACGATTTATCTTGAAGCCTGGGTGCGAAATGACGACCCGGATTTATCCGTTGGATATGCACGAATCAGTGAGCTTGAAGAGCAAATCGACACAGCCTTAAAGCAAATGCGGCAAGCCGTCGGCTCACTAAATGAGGATATATGCGTACTTAATGGCAGTAACTATCAGATTTTAGACTTAAAAGTTAAACAGAAAACGGGCGACCTCGACGCATTGCGGCCGTTACTCGGCTCGCAGTATACGATTGAGTGTCGCCTTTTTGATTTGACTCGTGAAGGAGGAATATACTAATGCCGGCATCAACACCGAAAAAAGCACTGGCACCGTCTGCAGCTAATTCTTTAGCGACGGTGGGTAAAAATTATTTTATTTATTTAAACACAGGCACCGATGAAACGACGGGTGCGGTATGGACTAAAATCGGCGGTCAGAAGGGTGGTTCCATTAGCCGTAAAGCTGACTCTATCGACGCATCGCACAAAGACTCTGGCGGTTGGAAGTCTACATTGCCCGGTCTTAAAGAATGGAGCATTGAATTAGATACGTTACTCATGGCCAATGATGATGGCTTGGAAGCGTTGAACGAAGCCTTCCTTAAAGACCAACCTGTCCACCTTAAATTCGAGTACCCTGACAAGTCTTATGTAACCGGTTGGGCGTCTATTACGGAACTGTCCATCGAAGCTCCGCATGATGATGTGGCGTCTTATAAGGGTACCTTGGCAGGTATCGGTCCGTTATCTGAATTAAAGAAAGCTTAGAGAGGGGAATATATAAACCATGAAACAGATTAAATGCGACTTCTTCGGCAAGGGTGAACGCTTATACTTTAATATTCAACGCCTGGCTGAATTTGAATCGGCAGTCGGCAAGCCTATTTACAACGCTATTCAGCAATTGTCCTTATCGGACATCATAACCGCATATGAGATTGGCCTTCGTCAGTATGGCCGTCGCAGTACTCAGTTCTATGCGGACCGCTTGCAGGAGCTGTTCGATAGCGGCGAGGTTGAATTAAACGACATCATGATGCCGATTGTTAAGGCCATTACAGGTAGCGGCATTCTCGGTAAAAAAGCATACTTCATGGCATTCCCTGAAGAAAAAACACCTGAAGATGATGCCGAAATCGAAGCTGAAGAAGACGAAGCAGTAAAAAACTAAACGGGGGGCATAATGCCCCCTCTTCTTTTGCATTATGGGTACGAAAAGCCGAAAAAGTGGCTTATAGTATCTTGGCTTTAAAGCCGTCAGAATTCTATGAGCTTACGCCTATGGAGTTCGAAAAGATGGTTCAAGGGTATGACCTTCGGACTCGCATTGAAGACGCTAGAACGGCGTATATGACGTCACTTATTGTTAATGTTCAGCTCGATAAGAAGAACCAAATTAAAGTGAAGGATATCATGAAGGATTTACATCCTCCGACACGACTGGATCGTAAGAAAGAGGAAATGGAATTTATGAGAGAATGGCTTGAAGAAGGGGGTGAGTTGTAATGGCAGATGCAAATATTCACGTCAAGATAAAAGGCGATAGCTCAAGTGCCGAACAGGCGATTGATAGAGTTGGTAGTAAGCTTGAAAATGCCCTGGGCGAAAAAATGGGCGGCATTGCCAAGAAGGCACTAGAGAAGATGCCAATGGCAGCGGCGGCGGCGGGCGTAGCTTTAGTTGCCCAAGAGGTTGCTCAGCTTGCCGGGAAAGTATCTGATACGGCTGACCAAATGGCACAGCTTAAGTCCCGTATCAATCTTATTAACGACGGCACGCAGACGACAACCGAAATTATGGACAAAGTCTATGCAGCAGCACAGCGGTCTCGAGGTGGGTACGTTGAAATGGCCGACAGTGTGGCTAAGCTTAACATGCTTGCTAAGGACGCTTTCAGTTCAAATGATGAAGCGATAGCCTTTGTCGAACAGCTCAATAAACAGTTTAAAATCTCCGGCGCAAGCGTCCAAGAATCGACAGCAGCCATGTACCAGTTAACGCAAGCAATGGCGGCGGGCAAATTGCAGGGGGATGAATTCCACTCAATCATGGAAAATGCTCCCATGCTCGCACAGGCGATTGCTCAGCAAATGGGTATGACCGTCGGACAGTTAAAAGAGATGTCGTCACAAGGTCTTATTACGGCCGATGTTATCAAAGAAGCCTTATTTAACAGTGCTGAAGAAACGAACGCCAAGTTCGCTGAAATCCCCATGACGTTTGCCGAAATCGGACAACAACTCTCTAATCAGGCCCTGCAGGCGTTTCAGCCTGTACTCGAACAACTTAGCTCTATAACCGCTTCGAGCGATTTCCAGGCCATTGTCGAAGGTATCGGAATATCCTTTAAGGTAATGTCGGCGGCGGCACAAGTTGCCATTGCGGCCATAAAGGCGGCCTTCTCGGCGCTAAGTGTAATTGTGAGGACCGTGGCTTCGGTGATTAAATCAGCCTTTTCGGTCATTATCGGAATGGGCAACCAGATTAAGCCTATAATTGCCGGGGTTGCGGTAGCGTTTACAACTTGGAAGACGGCTATATTAGCCGTATCGGTAGCAACCAAGGCGGCGGCTACAGCACAGGCCTTATATAAGGGCCAAATGATAGCGTCCAGGATTGCGACCATAGGCGTTACGCTTGCGTCTTTGCAGCTTAAAGCGGCTATGATAGCCAGTGCTATTGCAACAGCCGGGGTGAAAGGCGTCATGATGGCCTTATCCGGTACTCTTAACCTGGCGAAAGTCGGAACAATGGCCTTGGGTGCAGCTACAAAGGTTATGAACGCAATCATGAGGGCCAATCCTGTAGGTATTGTTATTACGATATTGTCCGTTTTGGCCGGAGTTCTCGGTACATGTGCCGCAGCGACTCAAGGATTTGGAGAAACGGCGTCGGCAGTGTGGGAAACGCTCGTTCATACCGTAGCCTGGGCGATTAATCAGATTATCGCTCTCATCAACAAGTTGATTAACGCTGTAAACGGCGTTGGGGCTAAGCTTGCATCGGTGTTCGACTTTGATTTCTCGGCTATTAATAATATTGAAGGCATTAGTCCTGAAGAAGCGCAGGCTTTTGGCGATACTATTAAATCCGCAGCCGGAGATGTGTTTAACGCATTGTCTGGTGGTGGCGGTGGTGAAATTGACGGCGGCGGCTATGACGGCGGAGGTGGCGGTGGTTACGATGCCGGAGGAGCCGGTGGCGGCGGTGGGTCAGGTGGCTCAGGCGGTGGCGGCGGTGCGGGTAGTGCCGGTAACCAATTAGCCGAAGAAGCCAAGCGGATCCATGAACAAATTCAACAGAACTACCTTGAGATGTTCGGCAAGCAGAGTGAGTTAGTAGAGCTTCAGTACAAAAAGGAACTGGAAGAACTCAATAAATCTAAGGACGCCAACGAACACTACCAGGAAGATTTAACGAATCTCCAGGCTATTTACGCCGAAAAGCGTATTCAGGCCGAACACGAAGAGCAACAGGCAATCCGTGAAGTGTGGAATAAAGTCCGTGATATGGCCAAGGATTTTAACTTCTCGATTAGTACGAAGGATTCAACAGGCAGTGCTTCACCGCTTACACAGCTCGAACATGACCATGAAGAAGCAATAAACAGCATTACGGACAAGTGGCAAGGCTTCTCCGACGAGTACATCAAGATGACTAAGCAACAACAGGCCGAATATAAAGCGGCTCTTGACGCTAACGGCATTGCGTACGAAATCGTCGGGAAGAACGAAATCACGTTTGAAGCGGAGAAGAATAAGGAACTCCTGGCACAGGAACAAGAGTATCTGCTAAAGCGTAACGACCTGTACCGCCAGATGTCTGAAGAGAAGTGGGCTATTGACGAAGCCTTGCGGACACAAAACTTTGCGTCTTTGCAGCAAGCCTTGACTGACGAATACGTCATGACTCAAGACAATTACAATCTTCGCAAAGAGATGTTGGACGAATATCAGCAGGCTGTGATGGATTCGCATTTCAATACACAAGAAATGTGGATGGGGGCCATGATGTCCGGAATTGACGCACTTCAAGAGGGGTTATCCGGACTTCTTCAAGGAACGACAAGCCTGGGTAAAGCGTTTGAGAACATCGGCAAGGCTCTTATTAAATCCCTGGCCGATTATGTTGCCAATTGGGCGGCAGCAAGGCTTAAACAAGCTATTCTCGGAAAGACACTTCAACAGCAAGAAACGGCCGCAAGCGTTGCAGCGGCCAACGCTCAAATACCGCCTTGGACGACACTTGCACAGCAAGTAGCAATGGCAACCGGTGGTGTTTCAGCAACAACGGGCATTGCGGCATGGACGGCTCAGTCCGCAATCGGTGCAGCCGCGGGACTTGCCATGCAAGCTAAAAACACGCTTATGGGAAGCGCTCCGAACATGCACCTGGCAAGCGGCGGCGTGGCAGTAGGACGTACATACGCAGAAATCGGCGAAGGAAAGTATCCCGAAGCAGTCATACCCTTATCGACGCAGACGTATGACGAAATGGGTGCCGGTATTGCCAGGGCAAACGGTGGTGCGGCAGGCGGTATAACGCTGAACGTATCAGCACTTGATGCCGAGTCCTTCGGCAATTGGCTCGAATCGAAAGGCGGCCGAGTATTGCGTCAGTTCACCGTTAACCAAGACCGTGAATTTATCGGTACGTCAGGAGTGTGGTAACCATGGAAAAACTAAAAAAATTCCCTCGTATTAAGTCGCTTGCGTGGAAGTCGTCTAAAATGCAGCACTGGGATACAAAATCCAAACGTAGCGGATCCGGAAGAGTACGAACTATGACGACGTGGCGGTATCCGCAGTACACGATTACGACGGAATTCGCATACCTCAAGCCTGAAGAGTACAAAAAAATGATGGGCTTTGTGTCGCAAATTCAAGGTGGCACAGAGCCTTTCTTGTGGCTTGACCCTGAAGACAACGAAGAAAAAGGTATTACCCTCGGAAAAGGCAATCAAGGCGAATGGCAAGCCATTCGGCGTTTTGGCGATTATACAGAGCCGGTTGCATACGTGGAGAACGTAAAGCTCTATGCTGACGGTGTTCCTGTTGAGAACGTGACTGTAGACGGTGGCACGATTCGAACGACTAATACCGTACCTGCGGATGCTGTCATCACAGCCGATTATACGTACTACTGGAAGGTGCTACTTAGTGGTGACTTTACGGCAGAGCTTGAGTATAAAGACGTTTATAAATCAAAATCCTTTAAGTTGGTGACCGTGCAATGAAACAGGCAGGAGAAGCATTAACTCAACACTTGAATACGGCAAAGTCGTTCCGCAGTTGCGACTTATATGCCCTTCGGCTCCAAAGCGGCATGGCGTATTACTGGACAGATACAGACTCAAACGTAAGTCATGGTGGCCATGTCTACAGTGCCGACGGGCCTGTCATTACTCGTAACAAGACCTCAACACATTCCGATGTGGCGGTTGATAAGCTGTCCGTTTCGGTATCGTGCGATAAGCATGACCAAATAGGCGGTGTGCCGATACTGGCGGTCGCTCATAACGGTGGTCTTGACGGAGCTACCATGGAGCTTAAACGAGCATTCTTTAAGCAAGACGGAACATTAATTGACGCTGTAGATATCTTCACCGGTACGGTCGAGGTAAAGCAAGGCGGTGGCCTTACAATAACGCTTGACGTAAAGTCCGTTGTGCAGAAGCTCAATACAGAGTTTCCGAGTAAGCGGTACTATCCGCAATGCCCTTATTGTGTGTACTCCAAGGAGTGCGGTGTCGATATTAAAAAGTACCGTAAGCGAATGAAAGTAACGGCACTTACAGGCGTAAATACTGTCGGAATAAACGTGCCGTTTGAGGACGGATACTATAATGCAGGCGGTATCGAATGGGTGTCAGGTCCTCTTGCAGGACAATCGACTCAGATAATGAGCAGCTCGAACGGTACCGTTATGTATATGAGTCCGAGTGATACGCAGGCTACTATCGGAAGTGAGGCCTATATTTATCCTGGTTGCGATAAAACGCCTGAGACGTGCAAGAAGAAATTCGATAATTTTGCACGAAACAGGGCCACTCCGTATGTTCCGTTGAAGGAGACGATACGATGAAAAAGACTACAGGGCAAAAGATTGCCGATGCGGCACTTGAGTGGCTTGGAACACCGTACGTTAATAATGCTATGGCCAAAGGTCACGGAGTCGACTGTGCATACCTTCTTGTTGCGTCACTTATCGGATCGGGTTTGATAGCAAAGGACCAATTACAGATAGAAAACTACTCGAACGAATGGCATCTGCATCGTTCGGAAGAGAAATATTTAAAGTACATACAGCAAGTCGCCGACGAAGTTCACGGAGAACCTCAAATCGGCGACTTTTTGCTGTATCAATATGGTCGGTGTGTGAGTCATGGAGCGGTATATATCGGTAATGGCAAGGTTATTCACGCCTTCGTTGACCTTGGCGTTATTATCTCTAATGTTGACGATATTCTGTTTTACGATAATCGAGGTAAATCAAGGCTTCGTGCTGTGTATCGTTTCAATCCGAAGAAAGGGGGAGCAGCCTAATGGGTTTTCTGTTTAAGAAAAATAATACAACGAATCGAGCCGATATTATTGGCGACTTTCAGATAAATAGTGCTTCATACGGCGAGACAGTGCCTGAAGTCCTTGGGACAACCAGGGTATCGGGCAATATCATCTATTGGGATGATTTTACGGCGCATGAACACAAGCACACAAGCCGTACAGGTAAGGGCGGCGGTTCAAAGCACACGGAAATAGACTATACGTATACCGTCGCCGCAGCCATTGCTTTGTGCGAAGGACCTATAGCCGGTATCGGTAAGGTGTGGAAGGATAAGGAAGTCTATGAGTACCCTCAAGCCGACATCCAGTTATCCCTTTATAAAGGCGAATACGGACAGGAACCGTGGCCGTACGTAGTAAGTAAGCACCCTGAAAAGGCACTGCCGTACAGCGGATTGGCATACATGGCAGGAGTCGTTGACCTCGGCAATCGGGGAAGTCTTCCGACGTATAATTTTGAAGTTAAAGGAAAACTTCTTGAGACCGGTGACGGAGTCGACGTGAATCCGGCTGATTATATTCTATATGTGCTGAAAGCGGCGGGGATTGAAGACGTTAAAATCGAGGGTATTGAGAATTTCCGTAAGTATTGTGCAGCCGCCGACATTCTCATCTCGACACCGCCTGATGAGTCGGCAAAAAAGGCACAGCAAATCATTAACGATATCGCTGAAATCACCAATTGTTACCTCTTCTGGTCCGATGACCGGCTGAAGATTGTACCCTTGGCCGACAAGGCGGTCGGAGATTGGAATCCTAAAAAGGAGATCCAGTACAACCTTACGGCCGACGACCTTATTCCGGGTAGTGACGGGCAACTCGTTATTTATAAGCGCAAAGACAGCTCGGAGACGTATAACCAAGCAACTGTTGAATTCATTAACCGTGCCAATGGGTACGAAAAAGAGACGGTATCTTTTGAAGTGGTGGCAGATGTTCAAAAGAACGGTATGAAGCCTGCAAGCAAAAAGACTGCACACTACTTATATACGAAAAAGAGAGCGCAGTATTACGCTGAACAATTAGCTATGAAGCGGCTGTATAGCAAGAATCAGTACACGTTTCATCTTGACTGGGCCTTTTGTAGATTAGAGCCTGGAGACCTTGTAACTCTTACCGATGAATTATGTCAACTCGACAGGCAAGTCGTTGTTATTACGGCTGTTAACGAAGCGGCTGACGGTGAGCTTGAAATCACAGCAGAGGGCAAGCCGCCTGGTACATACGCACCGGCACGGTACGACGTACATGAGAACGAACGGCCGTTTACGGACTATAATGTTCCGGCTCCGGCTATTAACCATTATTCCATTGTACAGACACCTGGAGATGTATCAGGAAACGAGCTGCTATTAGGTGTAACGGCTCCGTCGGGATGGGGTGGCTGTACGGTGTGGGTATCAGACACAGGCGACTCATATAAAGAAGCCGGTAAGATTACGGCACAGGCACGTATTGGACGATTGGCTGCAGCCATGACAGCCGAATCAACAAGCTGCATAGTCGAACTATTCTCAGGTGAGCTTCGAGGCGGATCGGCTATCGACGCTCAGCGAGGGAACACGCTCATTTGGATTGACGGTGAGTGCCTTAGCTATGAAGGGGCGACTCTTCAGACTGACGGGCGGTATTTACTTACAGGCCTAGTGCGTGGCCAATACGCCACGACAGCTAATAACCACGCCGAAGGTTCGCAGTGCGTCCGTATCGATGAAGCACTGTTTCATGCCCCGTACCGTACGGAAGATATCGGCAAGAAGGTATGGATTAAGTGTGCGTCGGTAAATATGTTCGGATCCAATGAACAGGACCTTTCCGAAGTGCAGGTTATTGAGTATACGATACAGCCGTATTACATTCCCGAAGTCAGAGACCTTGCCGTATACACGAAATATTACGACCTGGGCGATGGCATTTCATCTTTTGATGTTATCGCAACCTTTGCACCTCCTCAAATTACAAGCTTTGATACGGCCGAAGGATGGTATAAAGAAGGGTCAAGCGACTGGAAGTACGGCGGTAACGGTGACGGACAAATCGTTATCAGTGGCTGTGATCTTGGCCATACGTACGATATACGTATCAGGGTCAAAGACCGACACGGAAATTATTCACAAGGCCTTATTAAGCGATTTACGGTCGAAATGAAGAGTGAAGTGCCGAATACACCGCAAGGCTTTGCCGTTACGTTTGGGAGTGCAGCCACGTTCAATTGGCTCGAGGTGCGAAATGCTGATATTGATTTCTATGAGATTCGACATGACTTGAATCCGGGTCAAGAGGTCGGCCGTATTGGTAAAAGCACAAATACGACCTATGTCGGCACATTGTCGGAACGAACCGGACGGGTGTATTTATACGCTCATAATCCGCTAAAGGGGTACAGCGCTCCGGCCATGCTTGAGTATAACGTTAAGGTGCCGCAAGTTCCGACACACATAATGGCTAAAGGCGGTATGTCAGGGATTGGCGTTATGTTCGATTCTATTCCGCTCGGTTGTCGAGGGGCTAACGTATACGTTGATGATTCGGTTTACTTTACGCCGACCAATTCATTCTCGCTGATTCTTGCACCTGGCGTATACCGAGTGCGAGTAGCTTATACGGACATATTCGGAGAAGGCGAGAAGAGCGGTGAACAGCTTGCCACCGTGAAGCTCGAAATAGATAAGTCAATCATCAGCCGTGAAGCACTCGGCCTAGATGAAATAGACAGGGCGATTGCCAAGATTGAAAGCGACGTTGGCGTCGTAAAGTCCGAAGTCACCGGAACATCGACTCGTATCACGCAGTTGTCGAACAGCATTGATTTACGGCTGAATAGCTTAGACGGCAAGGAGCTGATATCTCGTATTAACCTGTCGCCGACGGGAACCAGAATCGACGGCAAGCTGTTACATGTTACTGGCCAAGCGTTCTTTGATGACAACATTGTCACTCCAAAGATGATTCAAGCCGGTGCGGTTACTGCTGACAAAATGCATGTGGAAAGTTTATCGGCTATTTCAGCGACTATTGGAACACTTCGTACTGCAACGAGCGGCGCTCGGACGGAGATACGAGACAATCTCATCGAAGTTTACGATTCTAACGACAGATTACGAGTCAGAATGGGGGTATGGTAACTATGGTAATCGGAATTGCTTTAGTGATTGTAGTTGTAACTGTTATATTGCTAAAAAATAAAAGCAAGAAACCGCCTGATACTGCACAGAAGGAAGAAAGCGTACAGACCGCAACGAAACATGGAGACAATAAGGGTGAAGCGGTAACAATCATAAACAACGGCAAGAAAACGAAAGGAACGGTGATATATATGGCCGAAGGCATGCAGGTCTTTGATGAAGACGGAAATATCGTCGTTAATACGACAGACACGATATGTAATTCGCTCGGATACGTTGAGACCGACGGAAAAACATCAGGTGTTATTGAAAATGCAGCAATAAAGAAAAACCGCACATGGGTAGCAGTGGTGTTCCCTAAATGGACGCCTGAATTAGCGGAATGGGCTGTTCCGGCACCGCCCAATATTGCTGTAGAAGATGGCAAAATTTTGTATTCATACGGCAAAACCGCTATGGGAATGAATGGGATTTTGTACTGGGGGTTGTACTAATGGCAGAAACAGGATTGAGAGTATACACAGATGAGGGTGAGATTGTAATCAATGAATCATATGTGAATTTTTGGTACGACAAAGAAAAAAGTAAAGACGAAAGCTTTGCATATGGAGTGAATTGCTTAACTGCATATGGCTGCAGCCCTTCCAATGAAGGCCGCCGATACGTGTTTTCGGCAGAATCTCAAGAGCCGTCGCAACATGGCGTCGGATTGCAGGTTATAAATGAAGCCGGAAGAGTCGTATACGATAGCAACTGGCAGCCGCTTAAAGTGCTTCACTATTCAAACAAACCTGGATACGTCATTCCCACGGATAAAGAATGCGCCATTATTGAATGCAGCGCAGAATACGGTTATTCGTATGTCATCTTTGACGCTCCTGGAAGCGACTATCTTTATGTGTGGAAAGAAGTTCATCCGAAAGTGCAAAACGGGGTGGTTGTATTTGATAAGAAAGATAAGGGGGAACCGCCTCGGCACTATCAAGGTGCTTTTGAGGTGTTGACGACCAAGAGCCAAGGACAAACGGTTTACATGGTTGTCGACGTATCTCATATAAAGTAGGTGAAGCAATGACGATATTTAACGATGAACTGCACTGCGGATCTGACTTCATTCGGCGGTACGTTGCCGACGGCCATGACTTCACGGGAGCGACGGCAGTGATGAAAGTCCGCACGGAAAATGACATCGAGCTTGTAGCCGCCGAATGCATGGTCGACGGGGACTCCGTCACGGTGAAGATACCTGGTGAGCGAAGCCGAGAGATACCGAGGCGGTACCGCATGGCCAAGTACGACGTATTCATAACGAAGGAAAACGAGTACAGCTACAAGCTCATTATGGGCGATATGAGAATAGTTTACGACGAATCAATGCATTAGAGGGGGGATTTTATAATGGACGAATTAAAAGTAAAGGTGAACTTCGAAAATCCGGTACAAGTACAAGCTGTGCAGATTCCCGGATTGCCCGGTCGGGACGGACGAGACGGAGAACCCGGGAAAAATGGAGAAAAAGGCGAGCAAGGGCCTCAAGGTCCTAAGGGCGATATTGGACCTCAAGGACCCCAAGGGGTGCAAGGTCTTTCCGCTTATCAAGTAGCAACCAATAACGGCTTTATCGGTAGCGAGAGTGAGTGGATTCAAAGCTTAAAAGGAGCGGACGGTAAGGTCCCTGATATAAGTCCCGTATCTATAGAATTAAAAAAGAAAGGGTATTGGAACGATGGCACTCTTACTGATGTTTTAAGCGTGATAGTTAGCAATAGTATCGCTCCTAAAACTCCGACAGCCTTGGCTTATACAGAGCCGAAGAAGGGCGACACGGTGCTAAAAGTGAGTGGAGAATCTCATTATAAAGTAGACGCCAACGGCGAAAATTTAACCGAGATTATCAACGGGTCAGCTGACTTAAGTATCCCTTCTTATGACAAAGCTGATATTATAGTCAACTATTACAACATGGTTGGCGATAAGGTTTCTACGATTACTATTCATGGAATTAAAGGCCAATCGTTTACAGACAAAAACGGGATTACGGTTTCTAAAGAGGGAACCGTTCTTACAGTTGATTTAACCAATCAGACACCGGGGATTAGTAGCCGATACGATATATCGGATAGACCTTCTTGGGCTTCGGATAATGTGACAGAATATAAATTCATCTCTAATAATCCCAATAAAATCATCGGTTATAACGAACTCAAGAACGTTTCGGTAGAGAATGTATATAAGGTATTAAGCGGATTAACAGGCGGAATGGTTAGCACTGTTTACTTTAACGCTCCTGAAAGTGCGTTCATAATTGCTCAACACAACAATCTTTACGGAGTGGTAAACAATGGGGAAAAAGTTGTGTATATCAGAAACAAGCAGCTTATCCGGGTAAGGGTTGATGCGGGTGAGAAAAAGGCAATGCTCATTAGTTTGCACAGCAGTTATGACAATAAAATCACTGGAACGACTCCGGTGTTCCTCGATAGATGTTTTGGGGAATACTATAGAGTAGTAGACGATTTATAAGGGGGCGGCCTATGTGGACATGGAGCTTTGAGCTTGCAGACGTTCTGACGACCTTAACAATTATAAGCATTATAAGTGCCGCCGCTTATCGGTTAGTTCTTTTGCCGATCCTTCAGAAACTTGATGTTGAGCGGATTCAAGACAGAACATTCTTCTCAGATAAATACGACACGTTAATTGAGACGCTTAAAGAGCTGAAAGAGGAAATCAAGTTATCTCGGCAGGAGAGAATGCAACAAGCACAGCGTCATCTTCAGCTTGTTGGACGTGTTGACGTCCTTGAGGCTCGTGTAAATGATTTGCGCAATGAGCTGCACGAGAAAGAGAAGAAATCATGAATATCGACAAGGTAAACGTGGCGGACTTAGTAGTCATCACAGGGTTGGTAGCAGCCCTGGTGATGGCTATTTTATTTAGTCTTAACGAGTTGGCTATGTCGATAGCAAGTGGCCTTTTAGGCTATATCGGCGGTGCTAAAACAGCGGTACACAAATCAGAAAGGAGCGATGAACGATGAGAGAAGTTACACTACACGAACTGAAGTCCTTAGCTAAGGCGGCCTACTGGGATCTGTGGAATGGAGCGAGAAGTCTTGATCGTGATGTTAAGCTGTATATTCATTGGACGGCAGCTCGTTATAATCAGACGTTTGATGAGTATCACGTAAATATCACAGGCGACGGTAGGGTATTCGTGTCAACGAATGATTTAGCTGAGGTCAAAAACGCAACGTATCGGCGTAATACCGGCAGTATCGCCATTACACTTTGTTGCGCTTATGACGCAACGGGTCCGGACAACTTAGGACCGTATCCGCCCACAGAAGCACAAATCAACGCAGCCGCACAGGTTATCTGCGTACTTGCCGATGCACTGGATCTTACGATTGACATCGATAGGGTCATGACTCACGCCGAAGCGGCCGACAATGAAGACGGCTTAAACACACATGAAGATTACGGACCGAACAGTACCTGTGAACGGTGGGATTTGTGGGTACTCCGCAACGGCGAAGAACCCGGCACAGGTGGCAATCAGTTAAGAGGTAATGCGAACTGGTACAGAGCTTATGGTAATTTACAAAATATTTAATGTATTATAAGGAGCGATAATTATGGACAAGAAACAGATTTTAAACATCTTAGCAAAAGAAGCAGCACAGGCGGCAAAAGACCAAGCAACGGCTACGTTAGCGGCGTTATCTGCTGATGACTTGCGACCGCTAGTTGCAGAACAGCTTAAGACGATTACAGCACCGTTACAGGCAGAAATTGAAACGACTCAATCCGTATGGGTAAAGATTCGTAATCGGATTTATCTGCGAGTGATTAATTCTGCGATAGACAATATCATACAGACGATTCAAGACGGACTTACCGAATTGAGTAAGAAATAAGCAAAAGGCCTTCCAGTATATTCTGGGAGGCCTTATTTTTTTATGCTGAGGTTCAGGGCTTGAACCGGTCGGAAGCCATTCGAACGCTAATTAATGAGGCTTAATTAGGAACGCTTACATTCTACTAAGCGACTCGACGAACGATATACGAGAACCCTTCAGGGTAGAAGATGAAGTTCGATTGTAGGTCGCTACATTCCACCAGAGAATTCAAAAGCGAACTATTTATTCTTATCGAATTGATAAGGATAGGTGGTTCGCTTTTGTCGTTATACCGGATTTTTAATATTCATCGTAGACAACTACATAAATGCCGATTGACATCCGACCCGAAGATAATAAAAGCTATTATGAGTATAAAATCCCTAATAAAGACGTTATTGATGCAATAAGAAACGCATTGGAAGGGGGATGGGATAAGGCTGACAAAAAGTGGAAATTGGAATCAAAAAGTCTTTATTGATATATCTCCACATGTTGGATATAATGTGGACAAGGGTACTGGTGAAAAAATAGCCACAAGTCTAGCGGCTGTGCATGTTTCTAATAAAGGGATTCATGTTGTGCCGAGAGGATGATGGAAATGAAAGAGTTGGATGTGAAGAATATAGTAAAAAATATAAAATCAAGAAATGTTACGGTTATTACCGTCGATGGGATGGCATTCACGGGGGTGTTAGATGGCTTTATCTCAAGCGTGGATAACGAGCCTGATGAAGCGTCTATCACACTTATGGGAAAGCCTCATGGGGTTGAGTTGTTTGTAAACGAAATCCAATCAATCAAAGAAATTTAG